CGCGCCGCGCGCGGGCTGCGTGTTTTTTTCGGCGTTGCATCTTTCATCAACACATTTTGGAGCTGCTGGGCAGATTCGAACTGCCGACCTCATCCTTACCAAGATTGGTTAGTAGTAGTCCCCCTCTGCTCTTCTCCTGTATTTTGTTGCAATTCACTTTCTGTTTTCAATTCTCTTACAATTTTTCATCAAATTTCTATCGTAGTCTGTTGTAGCTTATTATCGGCTGAAAAAGTACTTAGCTCAAGGTTTTTCTCAAGGTTTTTCAAGTCACTCCTATTTTGCGTAGGATGAAAACCTTGAGGTAACGACGCAGCAAGACAACTTATTTACTTAGAAATAGCATCTACTATTCGTGCGCTTTTTCAAGCCCAAAAATCAAAGTCCTACCCCTACCTGATAGGCTTCCTCTCTCCCCCTTTGACCTTTTCTCTCCCGAAAATGTAAATTCGACTATCCAAGAACTGTGCTGCTCTTATGAGTGGTGCAGTTCTTTTTATATATTCAACTCACCCAAGAAAGGAGGTATCCCCATGGCGTTCTTCATTTTCTTCGTGCTCTTCGTGTTCCCGTTTTTGCAGGCTGGCCCGCTGGATAATTGGGCCTCGTTCCTCGCGTGGGCAATTTTCATCATTATCCCGCTCATTGTCACTGTTCTGCTCTGCATCACAACCGCGCACGAAGATGACAACGACAGCAAGAGAAATTGAACCTGCATTTTCAAGCGAAAGGAGGTGTCTCAGATGACCGGAGAAGGCATTGCGCTCTGCATGGAGGTCTTGTTCGTCCTCTTCATTCTCATTGGCTGCATCTAATCACAGCACCAACTACAGACCTATCCACCAACCTACATCAAGAAAGGAAGTAAACACTATGTCAAGAAATGAACTTATCGCCAAAATCGAAACTCTGAGAAACCTTGAAGCCCTTATCGAAGAAGCAAAAAGGGAAGCAGAAACTGTCCGTGACAGCATTAAAGCTGAGATGGAAGCAGTCGAAACAGAGGAGCTATCTGCCGGAGGTTATATTGTGCGCTGGACATCTGTTCTCTCTACTCGCTTTGATACCAAGTCTTTCAAGGAGAAATTCGGAGAGGAAGTATACAAAGCCTTTACTAAACAAGTCGCATCCCGCCGATTCAGTATCAGCGCATGAAAAAAGCCCCTTGTCTGAACGCCTACCAAGCCACAGACAAAGAGCTTCATACCACACACCAAAGGAGCGGGTGCAGTGATTATACTGTATTCGCTCCTGACTTTCAAGGAGGTTTTTCTATGAAACAACTAACGTCATATAATCGCGTTGCAGGATATCTCAACAAGCTGTTTGACCTGCTCAATCAGAGATTTTTTGAAAATGCACTTGCAAGACCGACCATCACCATCCAATCTACACCGCGAGCATATGGACACTTCTCTATGCGAGACGATACTTGGGTATCCGTCACTGGCAGCAGCAACGAAATCAATATCGGGGCCGGTACGCTCGCAAGACCCATTGAAAACGTCTGTGCAACGCTGCTTCACGAGATGGTGCATTACTATTGCCATGTCCACGGCATCAAGGACACGAGCCGAGGCAATACCTACCACAACAAACGCTTCAAGGAGATTGCCGAGAGTCATGGCCTGACGGTGAGCCATCACGAAAAATACGGCTGGACCATCACTGAGCCAAACGACGAGCTGCTAACCTTCGTACTAGAAAACGATTTGAGCGATATCCTCATCACCCGCAACGAGTTCTACGGCGTATCGGTTACAGGAACAGGAACACACAGCAACACCCCGCCGCTCCCGCCGAAGACAAGCAGCAGTCGGAAATATATCTGCCCCTGCTGCGGGAACAGTGTTCGAGCCACTAAGAGCGTTCACATTGCTTGCTTGGATTGCAAAGAGCCGATGATTCTTGCATCTTGAGATTCAATAAGAAATTATTATAGATTTCCTTTCTCTGAGCAACGCAAGACAGGAGGGCTATCCTTATACCCCCAAGACGCTGCGAACGATTCTGAGAGGGAAATTGATAGTTATTTATTTATACGGCGAGCAGATACGGCATCACACCCCACTTTTGCTACTGTTCGTAAAATCTAAAGAAAACGAACTGTAAAATCCAGTGCTCACAGGCATTTCTTGAGTTTACCCCTATCTGTTCGTATTCCGCAGCGCCAAAGTTCGTATTCAAGCACCATTTTCACCTATCAGGAGGCATCCCATGAACAAGAAAACCATCGCTATAACCGCTGAGCAGTACAAGACTATCATCGCCACCATGAAGCAGGGCTTTTCTGGGTGCAGACCAAATGAGCGCATCGCAACCGCCTTGATACTCGAAGCCAACCTTGGATTGCGTATCTCCGATATCGTCAAACTGCGCCTTGCTGACATCGTACACGATGGAGACAGGTATCGTTTGTCCATTGTGGAGCAGAAGACGAAGAAGGCCCGAACCTTTACCGTGCCCCTTGCCCTTTATCAGTTCATCCGCTGCTATTGCCTCGACCACAATATAGCTCCCGAAGCAAAGATATTTCCCATCACCGAACGAGCTGTGCAGAAGAGGCTGCAAAGCGTATGTCAAGTATTTTATAACAATATTTTTCAATTGGCAACCTGTAAAATATATCGCAAGAAGAACCTAAACGGTTCGACTTGCGATATTTTTTTATGCTCAAACGGGCGGAAGGAGTGAGAAGGTTGAGCACTGAATTGAAATACAAGGTCATGGATGACGAGGTGCGCATGGAGATCGCAAGGCTGTACAAAGATGGCTGGAAGGTGGGCGACATCGCGGATGCGGTGGGACTGCACGAGACTTCCGTATACCGCGAGCTGAACCGGGGCATGACCGACAAGCTGGATGCGAACGGCAGATTCGAGTACGACATCGACAAGGCACGGCTGGACGCTGCCCGCGCGAGAGCGAACAAGGGAAAGTTCAAAGGCGTAGGCGTGGACGGGCGCTGCAAGAGACACGCCGCAGAAACCTGAAGGAGGCAGAAAGATGTACACAGGAAGAAGCTGCTGGCTGTGCGGCAGGAACGGGACGGCGGAGCCGCTGGACAAGCACCACATCTTCGGCGGCGCATACCGCAAGAAGAGCGAGAAGTACGGTCTGACAGTTTACCTGTGCCACGGAAGCTGCCACATCTTCGGGGAGAAAGCGGTGCACAGCTGCCGGGAGACCATGGACGAGCTGCACCGCTACGGCCAGAAGATGGCCATGGAGCGGATGGGCTGGACGAAGGAGGACTTCATGCGGGAGTTCGGCAGGAACTATCTGGATGAGGAAGACCTGCAGCCCACGGAAGAGAAGCCGACCGGAACATTTCAGATTCTGGACGAGGAATTGTGCGTGAACTGGTGAAGGAGGAAAAGCGCATGGAGAGATATGCGATCATCATCAGGCAGAACGAGGAAATGGCACTGCTGCACTGCTACCACGGCGACAGCTTAGACCTGAAGACGCTGCAGGAGATCGTAGAAGGCCATATTGAAACGGTGCCCACGGCGCTGGCGGGCGAATGGAGCCATGAGCAGGGTGTGGGGCTGACGCTCATCATCAACGAGGAGGGCAAGCTGCTGGGGATGCCGGTGAACCGGATGGCCACAGACATGGCGTACCTCTTCAACGACGTCATCGTAGGCAACGCCATCCTGATAGGCACGACGGACGAGGACTTCATCGGGCTGACGAAGGAAGCGGCGGAGAACATCGTGGAAAAGTGGGGATAAAGGGATGCGGAGTGATCGAAACGAGATTTATTATACCGCCTGCTGGCGCGAGCTTCAGAGCTTTCTGGCGGAGGTTGTCCGCGACGACACGGGCGAATATCCGCAGGCGGCTGATTTTTTGAAGCTGATGAAATCCATCGAGAGAAAGGTTGAGAGCGATGCTGAATGACACGGCCATCATGGGGCGGCTGACCGCTGACCCGGAACTGCGGCGAACGAGCACCGGCACGCCGGTGTGCAGCTTCACGCTGGCGGTGGAGCGAGACGGCAAGCCGGGGGAAGACGGCAAGCGTGCCACGGACTTTATCGACTGTGTGGCATGGCGAGGCACGGCAGAGTTCCTGTGCAAGTTCTTCGGCAAGGGGCGGATGGTGGTGGCCACAGGCCGCCTGCAGACACGCACATGGAAGGACAAACACGACCAGACCCGCAAGGAGACAGAGCTGAACGCCACCAACCTGTACTTCGGCGACACGAAGAAGCTGGAGCAGGTGGCGGACATCTACCAGCAGGCCGGGAACGCCTACGACGAGATCACGGAAGACGACGGTGAACTGCCGTTTTAGACGGGAGGTAAAACATGGAAACGAGATACCGCACGGTACATAGGCGCAAGCGCCGGACGCTGAAGAGCGTGTGGGGTGCGCTGGCGGGGCTGAGCTTCCTGCTGATGCTGGGCATCGGCGGAGGCGTGGAGCAGGACAGCATCGCGCTGAGCGCGGGCTTCCTGATGATGGCTGCATCCATGTGCGCGGCGGCGCTGTTCGCGTGGCTGGCGGGGTGGATGGAATGAGAAAGAGAGCACTTGCGGCAGCGGCGGCGATGCTGATGCTGGCGGCGGTGGTGGCCAACCTGCTGATGTTGAGCACAACGGCGCAGCCGATTGAGCAGGACGAGGCGGTGGCCGAGAAGCTGACGCAGACCTATGTGACGTACATGCCAGAGCCGGTCATCCGACAGGAAGAACCTGAGCGGGATATGAGCGCATGGACGGAGACGGCGGCGTACATCGCCAAGGCCGTATACGGCGAGGCCATGGTGTGCGGAACAACAGAGCGGGCAGCGGTGGTGTGGTGCATTCTGAACCGAGCGGACGATGCACGGGATGCGACACCGGCGGGCGTGATTGCTGTGGTGACAAAGCCGTACCAGTTCCATGGATATGCAGCAGATCATCCGCTGCTGCCGGAGCTGGAGGAGCTGGCGCTGGATGTGATCGAACGGTGGCTGGACGAAAAGGACGGAGAGACGGAGGTAGGAAGAGTGCTACCGAGGGAATACCTTTTCTTCACCGGCGACGGAAAACACAACCACTTCCGGACGGAGTGGGACGGCGGCGAATACTGGGACTGGAGCTGGCCGTCTCCATACGAAAGTTAGGGAGGAAAGACCATGATGTATCGGGTGCGCCGCGTGCAGATCGGAAACAGCGGCGAGATTGCGTGGGAGTCGAAGCGAGCGGAGATCATACCGTGGCCGATGGAGCTGACGGTCGGCGGGCTGTATGCGCTGCGAAGCGGCAGGCTGTACCGCGTGGAAGGGAGAGAAGATCATGGAGCAGAAGGTTGACCCGTATATGCGGGAGGCGCCATGGGTGTGCTGCCCGATGTGCGACGAAGAGGTCTGCGTGGGCAGGTTCAACTGCCCGGAGATCGCAGAGTGGTGCAGAGAAAAACGAGAGAAGGACGCGGCGGAAGGAGTTGTGCGGACGTGAAAGAGAATGTGCTGGAGCGAAACGCGCGGATGGACACAGACCACAAGATCGCTGATTTCCGCGTAAAGCAGCAGATGGATTATGCCTTCAAGATGAAATACGCGAGAATCCGTGCGTGGGAGTTCTACAACCACCCCGATGTCGCAGGGAACTGCTATGTCGCAGTCGGCGGCCTGGACTCCATCACGCTGCTTTTATTCCTGCGCAGCATCGGAATTGATGTGCCTGCGGTTTCTGTCTCATCGCTGGAGGACAAGTCCATCCAGAGGGTGCATAAACAGCTTGGCGTGCAGCCGCTGAAGCCGCTAAAGAGCAAGGTCGAAGTGCTGCGGGAATATGGATGGCCGGTCATCTCAAAAGAGGTCGCTGGGAAAATCTCGCTGCTTCAGAATCCGAGCGAGAAAAACGCGACGGTTCGTCATGCAATCATCACTGGAGAAACTGGGGCCTATGGTGGATACCGGACGGGGACACGAATGAAGCTGGCGCAGAAGTGGCTGGAGCTGTTCGGCGGATACGAAAACGAGCGCGAGGACGTCAACTACATGACGCCGGACTTCCTTGTGTCGGATAAATGCTGCTACTACCTGAAGGAAAAGCCGTGCAATGACTATGCAAAGGAAACTGGGTGCTTTCCATACATGGGGCTGATGGCGTCTGAAGGTGGGCGCAGACAGAAGGCTTTGATGATGCACGGGTGCAACTACATATCAGCAGGTACAAAGCGCAGCTGCCCATTCGCAATTTTTTCAAGACAAGACCTGCTGCAGCTCGCGTTAGATTTGCAGGTGCCGGTTCCGGAAATTTACGGCGAGATCGCGCGAGACGCAGACGGAACGCTGCGGACAACGAAAGCGCAGAGAACTGGGTGCAGTATGTGCGGCTTTGGCATACACATGGAGAAACGTCCGCATCGGTTCGACCGGCTCTGGGAGCGGAACCCGAAAGAATGGGAAATGTGGATGAACCATGTCATGCAGGACGATCGCGGGAACTGGTACGGCTGGGGTCGCGTGCTGGATTATATCGGCGTCGAGTGGCGAGACCCGGAAGTGGCCCTGATAAATGCAGCAGAACAAATCACGATGGACGACGCGATCAGATACCTAGCCGCCAAAGCGGCGGAATAATTACAAGAAGGAGGGAACGTATGAGGATCACAACAGACAGGCAGCGTGGGTGTGCGCGGAACTGCGCGAGCACCTAAAAGAATTTGAAGACAAGGAGGATACACGAATGAAGAAGCTATTCATATCGCAGCCCATGCAGGGCAAGAGCAAGGAGGAAATCCTTGCGGAGCGGAAGGTCGCGATCTGCCAGGCGAAAGAGGCCGTCGGGGACGAAGTCGAGATCATCGACAGCTACTTTGAAAACGCCCCGGCGTGCAACCGGCCGCTCTGGTTCCTGGGCGAAAGCCTGAAGCTGCTTGCAACAGCGGATATTGCATATTTTGCAGCGGGCTGGGAAGGCGCACGCGGCTGCAAGATCGAGCACACCTGCGCAGAGGAATACGGCGTCCGCATCATTGAGACACCGGGAATGTGAAGGAGGGATACGCTATGAGCGACATTAAGATTACCAAGGAGAGAATTGACGCGCTTCTCGGCGAAGCGGACATCCGGACACTGACGCTGTTCGGGAAATGCACGGTGGTAACGGCGAAGCTGAAGAACGGGTTCGTTCTGACGGCCGACAGCGCGTGCGTTGACCCGGCAAACTACGACAAGCGTATGGGTGAGCGCATCTGCCTGGAGCATATCGCAAACAAGCTCTGGGAGTTGGAAGGATACCGGCTGCAGTGGGACGTCTTCAACAAGGCGAACCGCAAAGGCACAGCGCCGGGCCTGGACGACGAAGCACTCGATGAGATGCGCACGCTCTGCAACAGGGCGCTGCGGGCCTGGGGCGCGGAGATGCAGAGCGTCGTGGCGGCAGAGGAACTTTCTGAGCTGCAGAAAGAGCTTTGCAAAAGCGTGCGCGGAGAGGACAACGCGGATGCCATCGCCGAAGAGATTGCGGACGTGCAGATCATGCTGGAGCAGATGATGCTGCTGCACGACTGCCGGGACGATGTGGACGAGTGGCGCAGGCGGAAACTGGAACGTCTGGAGCAGCGGCTGCCGAAGGTTCCGGACCGGAGCCAGTGCAATCACGCATGGGTTCTGGAGCGGACAGACGGCAGCACGCGGTATTACTACTGCGAAAAATGCGGGGCGCACCACAAGCAGGTTGTGCCGCAGAAGGCAGACGCAGCGTGGGAGTGACGGCATGAAGGATATGACGGCAGAGCGCTGCAGCGGCATCAAGAGCGGGTACTGGAGCGCGGAGAAGAAAGAAGACCTCGTGCAGCAGCTGGGGCTGTATGAGCATCAGGTTCTAAGCCCGGCAAAGATCGAACAGTTTCAGAAGCTGCGCACACGTCTGAAGGGGGCCAGGGAGATCGTAGAGCTGGCGAACGAATGTGGGCGGCAGGTCTGCGACGAGGCCAGACACTTCGCCTGCCCGTTCGGAGACGAGAGCATGGAGAACTGCGCCCTGCGGCTGGAAGCAAAGTACGACGAGACCATAGGGCTGCTGCTCGATTTGGCAGAGATGATGGGCTGACGGACAGATTCAGGAGGAAAAGATATGTTTGACATCACAAAAAGAACGACGATCACGACGGACTGGGCGCAGCTGAAGACCGTGCAGGAGCAGATGAACCTGGCGGAAATCATGCTGGAGGTCGGCAGCGAGTTCCCGATCTGCCTTGAGGCGGACGCAGACAATGAGAATGATGTGTTTGAGCAGCTGACGGCGCAGGTGGTGCACGTCACGAAGGAAGGCCGCGTGATGGTTGTACTGAAGGACTGCATGGAGAAGATGCACGTAATGAACGACTACGCGACGAACGAAGGCGGCTGGAAGGACAGCGCGATGCGCAAGTGGCTGAACGAAGATGTATTGCCTCGGCTGCCGAAAGAGCTGCAGGCGCTGATCGTGCCGCGCACCATCCGGCAGAAGATCAACGGCGAAGAAGTGCAGACGCAGGACAAGCTGTGGCTGCCGTCGTTTACGGAAATGTTCGGCGCAGACGCGGCGGCTGAGTGGGCGCCCGGCGATCTGGGAGATGAACAGTTTGAACTGTTTGACTCGGAACGCAGCCGCGTGAAGGAAGTTCCGGGAAGAGGAACATGGTGGTACTGGCTCCGCTCGCCGATTGCCAGCAACTCCACGAGTTTCTGCCTGGTCAACAGCAGCGGCAACGCGGACACGGACAACGCCAGCACTGCCTATGGCGTGGCCTTCGGCTTCTGCCTTTAATCCGGAATCTACCTATGATCTGCACGCCTGTGTGCGTGCAGATCGGCGCAGAAAGGAGCGCACGATGCAGAAACAAACGCAGAACTTTCGCTGGCGCGTGACACACAAAGCGCATGGGACGGTAGAAGTCGAGGGCATCGACCGGCTGCGGGCCATTATTGCAGCGGCCATGACATGGAAGCAGCGATGGACGCTCATTGCCAGAGCGTGCGAGACAGAAAAGCTGGGGCCAGCGTGACGAGGAAGCAGGGATGCAGCAGCTGCGCATGGGCCTTCCGCGAAGAGCAGCCGGGCGGCATGACGGCGCTTCGCTGCGGGTACCGCGCAGGCGCAGCGGAGCAAACACCTCCGAGGCCGGACGGGATCCGGATGCTGCAGCCGAGCATCTGCTATGGAAGAATTACCAAGCTATTTCCGACGGGAATGGACGGCTGCGCAGACGGAAGGCCGCCAGCCTGGTGCCGGGGATATTTCATTCAGAAAGAGCATTAGCCGAAACAGGGCGCAGCCGCGTCCTGTCTGCCGGGGACAGCCTCCCGGCACTGACGATGGCAGGCTGGCCATATACATTATATATTCGCGCGTACGCGCGAATTAAGGCTTGTAAGCAATCTTAACTTAGCAACCATTCTCCGAAGGAGGGCACAGGGCCATGTATCAGGGGCGCACCTTCATCCGCGAAAGCGTATATGTCTGCGGCAATTACATGGACGCGGACATATATCCGGTGTTTCAGAAACCAGGCCGCAGACGCAGCCGCTGCAAGCCGACGAGCGAGATTCAGAGAAGACTTAACCAGAAGAACGCGGAGAAGAGACTCACGCGCCTGGTACATACGAACTTCACGGAAGACGACATCGCACTGCATCTCACCTACCGGCCGGGAGAAGAACCGGAGACGAAAGAGGGTGCTCAGCGCGATCTGCAGAATTACATCCGCCGTCTGAAGCGGCGGTACACCAAGCTCGGCAAGGAGTTCAAGTATATCAGCTGCACGGAATACGGAAAGAAGACAAACCGCATCCACCACCATCTCATCATCAGCGGCGGACTCGACCGCGACGAGATCGAGAAGCTGTGGGGACGCGGCTATGCAAACAGCATCCGTCTGCAGTTCGGGCCGGATGGCGTAACGGGCCTTGCGCACTATATCGCGAAGGACAAACTGTTCTTCCGCCACTGGAACCAGAGCCGGAACCTGGTGCAGCCGGAGCCTGCACAGTACGACGGGAAGATCACGATGGACGAGGTGGGAAGCCTGGTAGACGCCATCGAGGAAAAGAACGCATGGGTGCAGCTGGAGCAGCGGTATCCGGAATATCAGCTGACATCCATCAGCTATGTCCGCAACGCCGTCAACAAGGGCGTTTATATTCACTTCGAGATGAGACGGAGGTGGGGACGATAGGCATACGGCTGGAAGACCTGCCGCTGCGTGCGCAGCAGCAGGCACTCGCTCAGCTCAAAACAGCGCAGATACAGAAGGCCAGGAAGTACCGGAACGAGCCGGAGATGGCAGAGGGCATCCGCTTTGACAGCAAGAAGGAGGCCGGAAGGTTTCGGGAACTGCAAGCCATGCTGCAGGCAGGACTCATCCGCGAGCTGCGGCTGCAGCAGGACTTCACGCTGCAGGAAGCATACACCACGCCGGACGGAAGACGCATCCGCGCCATCCGGTACTGCGCGGACTTCTGCTATGAGCGGAAGACGCAGACCGGCTGGGAGAAGATCGTCGAGGACGTGAAGAGCCGGGCGACGCGGACACAGAAGTATATCATCAAGCGGAAGATGATGCAGGACAGATACGGAATCGAGATCAAGGAGATATGAACATGAAGATCGGAGACATCGTACAGAGAATCCCGGAGACATTCGGGGAGACGGAGATCGTCCAAGCAAAAAACAGAAAGCAGCCGAAGAAGGAGCGCAAGCCATTCACGGGGACGGTGACGTACATCCACCCACTGAGGAGATACCACGTCGTCAGCTTCCGGGTGCGCGGCGGCGTCATCCGCGAGAGCTTCGCAGGCGCATGAGACAGACGACGGCGTAAGAGAAAGGGCGTGAGGGAATGTTCCGTTTCAAATCTGGCGTGAAGGTAGACTACAACCGGCAGGGGTATATCTATTTCACCTCACGCCTTTACAAAGACCTGCCGGAAGAAGACCAGCGGGTTATCCTCAACCTGTGCCTGGAACATGGCGGGGAGAGCTACCAGGCGCTGTTTGAGTTCGTGACAACAGACGCGACGGCGACGGCGGTGTGCATGAAGCACTGCCTGAGCAAGTCCACGCTGCACCGGATGGTGCGAAGGTACTACGAGGATTTCCCCAAAAAGCTATAATTCGGGCAACGAAAAGCGGGACTGCAGGCGTGCAGCCCTGCTTTTTGTGCAAGGTGCCGAAAAAGTTGACACTTCGTGACGTGACTTTTCCAGTATCATGGCATCGTGACGGGGCGTGCACTCGATATTGCAGCAAGACCCTGCGGGAGGGCGCCGCGCATTAGGCGGGATTCGAGCGGTGCGGAGAGCGTATTTGAATTTTTCCCCACGACAAGCGCACGCATACGGGTGCGCACGCGCGGGAACCTTAGAGCGCCGGGACGGGAGGTGGCGCAGATGGCGGCAGGAAGGCCAAAAAAATACACCAGAAAGAAGCTGCGGGAGGAAACGGAACGGTATTTCCGCAGCATTTCGCGCACAGTTCTGGCCAGAGACGACACGGGCGGCATCATCCGGAACGACGACGGCGATGAGATTCAGATTTTGCAGTACGTTGTGCCGCCGTCGATCGCCGGGCTGTGCCTGCAGCTGGGCATTGACCGCAGCACCTGGCAGAACTACGCAGACCCGACGCTGCATCCGGAGCTGGCGGACGTGGCAGCCGAAGCCAGAGCGCGGATTGAAGCGTATCTGGAGCAGGAGCTTTTGACGCGGGAGAAGGGACTGCAGGGCATCATCTTCAATCTGCAGAACAACTACGGCTGGCGGCAGAAGCAGGAAGTTGAGCTGGGCGAAAAGACGCGCAGCTCGATGGGGGCCGGTGAGATGCGCATTGCAGACAAGCTGGCGCTGCTGGCCGAGGAACGTGACGCGCTGCTTATGACGGAGCGAGAAGACGATGGCGAAGAAGCAGACACAGAAGGAACTTGACCTGAAGGTCGAATGTGCGCTGTGGTTTCGGAATCTCCGGGAGACGAACAACCGCACGTTCCTGCCACTGTTCTGGGACGAACACAGATACCTGGTTCTGAAGGGCGGCGGCGGTTCCGGAAAGTCGATCTTCGCGGGGCGAAAGATTCTGGAGCGGGCCATCACGGAGCCGGGACACCGGTTCCTGGTCTGCCGGAAGGTCGCCAGGACGCTGCGGGAGAGCTGCTTCAAGCAGCTGCTCGGACAGCTGGCAGACTTCTATCCGGACAGCGGATACAAAGCCAACAAATCAGACCTTGCTATTTCGTTCCGCAACGGAAGCGAGATCATCTTTGCAGGTCTGGACGATGTCGAGAAGCTGAAGTCGATCTACAACATCACGGGCATCTGGATTGAAGAAGCGAGCGAACTGCTGGAGGGAGATTTCAACCAGCTGGACATCCGACTGCGCGGCCGGACGCGGGAGTATCAGCAGATCATCCTCACCTTCAACCCGATCAGCATCAAGCACTGGCTGAAGAAACGGTTCTTCGACCGGAAAGACCCACGGGCACGGGTGCATGAGTCCACCTACAAGGATAACCGCTTTCTGGACGACGCGGCCATCCGGACATTGGAGAGCTTTCAGGAGACGGACGAGTATTACTACCAGGTCTACTGCCTGGGAATGTGGGGCGTGACCGGCAAAACCGTCTTCGACGGAAAAGCTGTGGCGGCAAGGCTGCAGGCTATCCGGCCGCCGAAGCGCACGGGTATTTTTGAGTATGACGACGACGGCGTGAAGCTGTCTTCGATCAGCTGGACGGACGACAAGACCGGCTGCATCCGCATCTACCGCGAGCCGGAGCCGGGCGTGCCGTATGTCATCGGCGGAGACACCGCCGGAGAGGGCAGCGACAGCTTCGTGGCGCAGGTGCTGGACAACAGAACCGGCGTGCAGGTGGCGCAGCTTCGCGGGAAATTCGACGAGGACGTCTTCGCCCGGCAGGTTTATTGCCTGGGCCTGCACTACAACACGGCGCTCATCGGCCTGGAGACGAACTTTTCCACCTACCCTGTCATGGAACTGGAGCGGCTGCGGTATCCGCGCCAGTATGTGCGGGAGACCATCGACGACTACACGCACAAAGTCCGGCAGTCGTTCGGATTTCTTACGAACACGAAGACACGGCCGGTCATCCTCGCCGAACTCATCAAGGCTGTGCGGGATGACATCGAGATCGTGAACGACGAGACGACGCTGGAAGAGATGCTGTCGTTCGTGCGCAACCCGGAGACACTGAAGCCGGAAGCGGAGCCGGGCGCACACGATGACTGCGTGCTGTCGCTGGCCATTGCGCACCACATCCGGCCGCAGCAAAGCTATCTGCTGCAGGAGCCGAGGGCGCAGGGCGTGAAGTGGTCACGCAGCCAGTGGGAGGACTACGAAAACGCATCGCCTGCGGAGCGGGAGATGCTGAAGAAGAAATGGGGAACCCCGGCTACCTGACAGGCGGCCGACGACATAGGAGTGAAGATCATGGCGAAACGAGCGAACAACGACAAACTCCGGCTCTGGCAGGACAGGCTCTCTCGAAACGAAAGCGCTTATGAATCCGAGGCAAGCCGGATGGACGAGCGGGAGGCACTGTATGCAGGCGTCAATCAGCTGCGGGCCATCGTCCGGGGCGAGCGGAAAACGCAGACACCGCACGTCCGGAACATCTGCGCGGAGCTGATCGAAGCGCAGACGGACAGCAACATCCCGCAGCCGAAGGTCACGGCCCGGCGGAAGAAGGACGAGATGAAGGCCAAGCTCATCGAAGATATGCTCCGAAACGAGCTGGACAGGATGCCGTTTGAACAGCTGAACGACATGATGGAACGCACGGTGCCCATCCAGGGCGGCGCTGCGTTTTTGGTCGAGTGGGACAACACGCAGCGGACGCACTTCACGATCGGAGAACTGGCCGTGTCAACGCTGCACCCGAAGCAGATCGTGCCGCAGGACGGTGTCTACACAGGCGTGGAGGACATGGACTATATCATCCTCAAAATTCCGCAGACGAAGGAGTACATCCGCCGGAAGTATGGCGTGAGCGTGGCAGACGAGTCGGAGCGCGAACCGGACGTCAAGGGCGCGGGCGACACGTCCACGGCGGATGATCTGGTCACGCAGTACATCGCCTATTACCGCAACGACAAGGGAGGCATCGGCCTTTACAGCTGGGTGAACGATACGGAGCTGGAAGACCTGGACGACTACCAGGCGCGGAAGCTCCGCCGGTGCGTCCAGTGCGGTGCCATTGAGCCGCTGGCAGCAGAACCGATGGATGAACCGAGCACAGACGGGACGCCGCCGCAACCGATTTTGCAGCCGCAGACACCGGAAGCGGCCATTCAGGAAGCGGCGAACGAGCTGGAGCGGGAGACCAGACCGGCGGTACAGCGCGGCGGGCGCAAGGCCTGCCCGTACTGCGGCGGGACAAAGTGGGCAGAGTCCACCGAGGAATACGAGGAAGTCTACTTCCCAATTCAGCGCACAGACGGGAGTGTCATTCCGGGCGTCGTTCCGAAAGAAACGGCCAGCGAGACGCAGACGGATGAGATGGGCCTGCCGGTCGTCACGGTCACGGAAGAACCGACACGCATCCCGTTCTACAAGCCGGACATCTTCCCCGTCATTCTGCAGAAGAACGTGAGCATGTACGGCCGGTTCCTGGGCGACAGCGACATCGACAAGATTGCAGACCAGCAGAACACCACCAACCGCGTCGAGGCCAAGATCATCGACAAGCTGCTCAAATCCGGAAGCTATATCACGCTGCCGGACGAGGCCAGCATCCGCGTGGACGCGGACGACATGAAGGTCATCCGGCCGGGCAACGCCGCACCGAAGGCGCTCAGCGACGTCTACGACCCGCAGGGG